CGTATTCATCTGTACGCATGGAGACGTCGTCGATCTGGCCCGTGGTCTTGAGAAGGCGAGAGAGGATCGCAGCTCCGCACTATCAGGTACCGTACGAAAACTGGCTTGACGAAGAGATCGGCGAGGGTCGTATCCCATTCAAGGGCGGTTACGAGGCTTTCGCTGCCAATCGCGATCGTATCGTCTGGGCGCTCTGGCAGGGTCCGGCCAAGCCGACTGCGGATGACGGCAAGGCCGCAAAGGCCTCGTCTGAACGCATCATCAACGGTACGACAACGCTGGCGCGGGAATGCGCAGATTTGGGAGAAGATCCAGACGAGGTCTTTGAGCAGCGTTTGGCGGAGCACAAACGGTATATTGATGCGGGCATGCCTTCGCCATTTGAACGTGGCCTTCCAAGCGACCCCGCGGACGGATCGTCGGATGGAAGCAAAGAGAAGAAGGTGCTCAAAAATGCCTGAACCGATCCCGGCGCTGATCGGCGGAGTTACCGTCGATCTGGCTGATCCCTGTGCGCTATACGCGGCACTCTACACTGTAAAAATGAAGCGCCTCGCCGGCGAGGGTGTGGAAGAGACCGAGATACGGTCTCCGGTCACCCATCGCCGGCTAAAGCTATCCTCTGTCAACATGTCGTTGCTTGACGCCGAGTTGACCAAACTTTCCGAGGCCTGCACGGCGATCAACTCGCCTTGCGTACGCCGCACACGGTTTGCCAAGCGCATCCGCTTCGTCTGAGGAAATCCAAAATGTCTGTTTTAGTGAACGGCGAAATCGTCTTGTACGGTTTCGTTGGGGAAACCTATTGGGATAGCGGCTTCACCTCCCGTGAAGTGGTCGATGCACTTGCCGAGCTCGGACGGGACACGGATGTAACTGTCCGGATCAATTCCGGGGGTGGCTACCTCGACGACGGTATCGCGATCTACAACGCCCTTTCTGTGCACAAGGGGAAGGTCACTGTCATTGTCGACGCCATGGCAGCGTCCAGCGCATCCATCATCGTCATGGCAGGAGAGGATCGCATCATGCGCAAAGGCGCGATGCTGATGATTCATGAGCCTTCAAGCTCGATATGGGGCACTGCTGACGACATGGAGCGCTTTGCCAAGGTTGTCGACAAGCAGGCGGAGAACATGGTTGGCATTTACGCCGACGTGACCGGAGAAGATGTCGACGTCATCCGCGCGGATATGAAAGCAGAGCTTTGGATGACCGCCGATGAAGCTGTCGGGCGGGGATTTGCGACCGCTGTCAACAGCGAGAAATCAAAAGTCACTGCCGCGCACGACTATCGCATCTACGCTCATGCTCCCGAGCGTCTTGTCGCGCTTTCGTCAACCAAAAACTGGCTTCATTCCGAAGCTCGCCCAAAGGCTTTGGCTTCCGCCACTGCCGCAACCCGTCAACGTGAAAAGGAAGATCGAATGGGGACGGAACAGACCGCGGCGGAAAAAGCTGCCGCAGAACATGCAACAGCGATCGCTGAAGCTGGAAAGGCCGCAGTGACTGCTTACCAGAACCGTCGCAAGGCGGTTCTTGCGATGGACGAAGCCAAGGGCCGTGAAGCGCTCGCGGAGCATCTCGTCGACAGCGACATGTCCGAAGATGCCATCAAGGCGGCCCTGACGCTGGCTCCGAAGGCTGAAGCAACGCCGACTACGACAACGGCGTCGGTTTACGAGCAGCGTCGTCTTTCAGCCGCTGCACTGGCGGCGCCGTCCATCACTGGAGCCAATCAGCCGGCTGCACTCAAGGTCGATATCGTCGCGGACATGAAGCGCCGCCACGGCGTCAAGTAACAACGGAGATCTGAAAATATGGAAACCTACGGTTATAAAACCGCTTCCGATGTTGTGAAGGACGAAGGCAAGAACCGCTTTTCCCGCGACGATGACACCCTGGCATCTGGCTCTGGCGTGGTCGTTTGCGGAACGGTGCTCGGAATGGTCACTGCATCCGGGAAATTCAAGCCTTTGGCGCCTGCAGCAACGGACGGAACGCAGACCGCGTCGGCGATTATCCTGCAGAATGCCGATGCAACGTCGGCTGATCAGATCGTCGTCAACCTCAAACGTCGGGCCCAAATCGTTCTTCAGGCTCTCGTTTGGCCCGTCGGCATCACGCCAACCCAGCAAGCCGCTGCGCTCGCAGCCCTGGAAAATCGCGGCATCGTCGCGCGCAACGGAGTTTAACGCCCATGTCCACAGTTCTCGATCTGCTCCAGGCGCCCGAATTTGCGGATGCTCGCCTGACGGAAAGCATCAACATTCCTCCCTATGAAACCGGGCGTCCTGCGCAGTTGGGTATTTTTACCGATACGCCGATCCCGACCACCTATGTTCGTATCGCTCTGAAAGACGGTGAGATCACGATTATTCCGGCTCGTGAGCGCGGTGGCGAAAACAACCTCAATATGTCGGGCGATCTGCGCGGGCTGATGATCCCGATCCCGCATTTCCCCCTCGACGACGCCATTCGCCCCAGCGATCTGCAAAACCTGATGGCGTTCGGTGAGGACTACGTTTTCGAGACCTTGCAGGGTGTCGTCAACACAAAGCTGGAAAACATGCGTTCCAAGCACGATGCGACCCACAGCCATCTCGACTGGGGCGCCATCAATGGCATGGTTCTCGATGCTGAAGGCAAGGTCCTTGTCGATCTCTATGACGAGTTCCAGATCACGCAGGTGACCGTCGATTTCGATCTCGATACGGCGGGAACCGACATTGCTTCCAAGAACCGGCAGGCAAAGGCGGCGATGCGCAAGGCTCTGCGTGGAGCCTCGACGCGCGGCGCCATTGCGCTTGCTGGCGCGACGTTCTTTGACAGGTACGTTTCCCATGCCAACGTCCGCGAGGCGCTGAAAAGCTACCCGGGCCAGACGGCAAATCCTGCGCGCGACGATGTCGAGGATATTTTCAACTTCGCCGGCATGAGACTTGAACGTATCGACGAGGAGTTTCAGGTTCGGATGCCGAACGGCACGTTCGTCGCAAAACCAGCGATCCCGGCCGATCAGGCTATTCTGCTTCCTCTCGGCACGACGCTGTTCAAGCGCTACATCGCGCCTCCCGATACGATTGCCGACGCCAACCGGGCGCCGCGTCCCACCGACAAGATATTCGTTTCTACGGATACCCTGCCTCATGGCAAGGGCGAAGATATCCACACGGAATCGAATGTCCTGCCTGTCTGCACTCGCCCCGATGTGATGATCCGCCTGACGGCTTAACCTTCGTAGCGACAGCGCTCAATAAAGGAATAAGAGCATGTTTCATCGCTTTGTGAGACGCTTCGAGTACAACGACGAGAAGCTGGGAAAAGTGACTTATCCTCGCGGCTGGGCGGGTGAACTTGAAGATGAGGTTGCGGAGCTTGCAAAAGCCGAAAATGCGCTGTTCATCGACAAGGCCGCAAGTGTTCCAAAATCGCGGTCGGGCAAGCCATCTGATCCCGATGATCCCGAAATGACAGCGGCCAAGACGAAGGTGGAAGACCTTCGCGCAAAGATCAAAAGCGCGAGCGGCGATGACAAGGCCACTGCCGTTGCGGAACTGAAGGTGGCGCTTGCCGATCTCAACAAGCTGAAGAAGGCTTGATTATGGACTGGGATGCTGCCCAGGCAATGACGGAAAGGGCGTGCGCCGATATCTTCGATCGCACCTCTCTCCGTTTGCGGCCAATGAAAAGGGGCATCACAGGAAACCATAAGCCAACGATCGACAATGATCGTGAGGTATTCGAGTTCATGGGAACCATTGACCTTGAGCCTCCCAGCGACCGGATACCTCGACACATGTCGTCGGACACAGGTGTTCGAAACGGCACTGTTTCTTATGATGCGGTCCTGACCGCTCATGTTGGTGCATGGCCCTACAAGCCTGCCGCCGATGATCATGTCGTCGAACTCAGCAACGGGAAAACGTGGAAAATCGTTGCCAAGGAACAAGATGGTTCGGTGCGTCCGGCCTGGTACCTATCGAGGGTCTGATGCTTGCAGCTGAAGCTTTGCGGCTTGCCGCTATTGAAGTGCTTTGCCCGACGGCTGCGGCGCTTTCTGGTTCTGGCTACCCCACGCTGGCTGGCAAGAACGTATTTGACAGCAAGTCCGCGTCCCTTACGGATCTTGATCTTGATGCGCCATACACACCGGTCCTGGCGCTCTACACGCCGGAAAGCGGGGTTTCCCTTCGGGGATCGGCCGCTGCTGCAGATGATGTGGTGGCCGACGCGATGCTTGATGTGGTTGCGGAACTGGCGGTTTCATCAAAGGATGACGTTGGTGATTTCGCGGATGCGATGGCTGACACGGATCCGGAAGCGCGGCTTGTTCTTGCGGCCTTGTGTTCGCAAGTCCGGTATCTGCTGGAGAGAAGCGTACAGGGGATACTCTGGCGCTCCTTTGTCAATCACATCATCAAGGTCGAGGTAGAGACTTTTGCTCTTCCCAACCTCGGGCTTCGCTGGCAGCGCGTGACTTTGCGTTTTCACTGCGAAATCCGCGACGATGATTTTTCCGGTTCTGGTTTGCCGGAGCCAATCGCATCGCTCGTGGCACAACTGCCCGAGCAGTCCTATGCAAAGGCGAAGCTTGTCTCTCTCGGAGCGCACTTTCAGCGACCAACATTGCCGCCACTAGAGGGCGTTGATGTGAATACCAATTCCGGCACGCCCGGTGCTGTCGTCGATTTCATCTGAACCCGGAGGGTCTCATGACCACTTACGTGCCCGCCAAGGGCAAACGCATTCCCATGCCCAACGGTCAGCCGGACTGGCCCGAAGAAGGTCGTGAGGTGAACTTTGCCCGCACCTACGAGGCTCGCCTCGTCGCCGATGGCGATCTCGTGGAACGTGAAGACCAGCCGCAGGTGCCGCCCGCTGGCAATGGAAGGAACAAGTAAATGAACATCCCAGCCAATCTGACGGCTCCGATCTTCACCTTTGACGTTCAGTCCGGTGGAAACTTTCAGGACGAAACCCGCCTCATTCTTCTTGGTCATGGCCTTGCCTCCGGCAACCTTGCCGAGGGCGGTATCGCACTTTGCAATACAGATCTCGATGCGCGCACCCTCGTCGGCGCGGGTTCGATGCTGGAAAGCATGTTCCTCGCTGCTCGCAAGAACGCGCCGGCTCAGGAAATCTGGATCGGTCGCGTAGCTGATAGTGGTACTGCCGAGCAACGCACCATCACTATTGGAAACGTTCCGCCGGAAGGCGGGCAGGGCGTCATCCAGATTGCCGGTGAAGATATTGCGATCGAGGTGGCGCCGGGTACCAGCGCTAACACGCTGGCAACGGTGTTATCCGATGCCGTCAATAGCTACTACAACCGGGTATCGCATCGCTCCCTGCCATTTACAGCAACTGCGGCCGCCAATGTCGTTACCCTGACAGCCCGGCATAAGG